GGGAAAGCTGCGAAGCAAGCTCCTCGACGGGGTCAGAGTGGCGCGGAAGCTCGGGCGCCACAACTTTGGGCGCACGCTCCATGTGGGCACGGCCCCGCTCCAGCTCCATGAGCTTGGCGGCGTTCGTGCCCATCGTTTCTTGGATCTCGGCGGCCTTCGAATAGTCGCCGACCGACATTGCCTCACTATAATTGAGCTTGAGGATCTCGTTGTTGCGCTTGACCGTGTCGATTGCGTTGCGAACGAGCTGCAAATTGGTGTCTTGCGTCTCGTTTTTAGCCTCGGCGGCGGTCTGAAATGCCATTCTGGCATGTTTTTCTGCCTCGATGCGGGCCGCTCTCTCCTGCTCGAGCTTCATTTTCAGCTCTTTTATGCCCTCATCGGGTTCAAGAGCGTCATTCTGAGGGCTTTCGTCCTCATTTTCGATTTTTGCAGCATCTGGATCGTCTTTTTTAAGTTTTTCGGCTTCATTTTCGACGTCAGCCATAGGTTATCTCCTTAATAAACATTGTCGGGGTGCGGGATGCGGGCACGCACGGCTGTGTCGTCAAACATGCGGCACAAGACGCCATTGACGGTGATGTTCCATCCATCGCTGGGACGAAAAACAATCCAGTCTCCGACATCCAGACCAAGATCGGAAAACCATTTTCCATCTTCATCAACGAATGCGGACGGTCCGGTCTTGATGATTAAGCCCACCTTAGACTGATGGCGGTCTTCATCGCGGGCCTTGGTGGTCATGATGATGCCACCCTTGGTTTTTTCGGGGCGGATATATACCGCCACGAGGACTTGCGTGTTCATCAACTCGATTTCGCTGATGTCACCAAGGTCTTTCAGGAGAGCCTGCTTTGGATCGGCCTCATGATGCATCGCAATATTGTGGTGTGCTGACACGTTAGACATTATTCCCCCTCACTTGCTGGTCACGGCTACAGATAGCAGTCGCCTCGTCGCAAGCATCAAGAGCCATGCGGAGGCCGCTTATTATTCCTACTTGGTGTTTGTAAGTTGGGAAATCAATCGTCGCCAAACCTGTGGAAAGGTTTTCTTTCCGGTCTTCTATGGCGGTGATGATTAATTTCTTCAGCTCGCGCTCGAAGAGCGTGTTAAACGTAAGCATAGACCCCTCTTTGCTCCCCCTCGATGTAAGCGGGACGGCTGGTAGAAGGGGTCAAACCAGCCGTCCCTTAATCCGCGAGCTGACCGAACAGCCCGCGAATACTTTAGCCGCGACGTTTCTGGATCTCGGTCTTTTCAATGCGACCGAGGCCCGAACCGGCGCCTGCATCCATGTCCTTGTAGGAACGATATACCTTGCCGCCAGCCTTGCGGGGCATGGGAGGCATGCCGCCAGCCGGAGGCATAGGGGGAGCACCCATCGGAGCCCCGCCCATAGGCATGCCGCCACCCATCGGGGGCATGCCCATCGGCACGGGAACGCCACCGCCAGCGGGAGGACCACCGGCGGGAGGCATACCCGGCATGCCCGGGGGCATGCCCGGCATACCGGCATCGGCACTCTTGGGATTGATCATGATGTTGATGTGCGTGCCCTTGCCCTTGCCCTTGCCCTTGGGGGCCTTGCCCTCGGACAGCGCGCCGCCGCCAAACTTGTTGGCGCGGTGCAGGTGCTTGAGAGTTTCGGCGAGGTGGGCGCGCTTCGCCAGCTTCGGATTGGAGCTGTGCTCGGCCTTCGCCAGTTTCTTCGCCGGGATCTTCTCGCCCATCGGAACGTGCAGGGACTTGTGGAGCGCGCCCTTGTGCTCAATGGCGCCCTGTATCCACTTGCCCGCCTTGCCGCCATGCTTCAGTCCCTTCATGGACTGCTGCTTGTCGTGCTTCTCGTCGAGCTTGGACTTTTCCCAGTGCTCAAGGGTCATGCCGTGCTTCTTGGCGAGCTTGCGATCCTCGCGCAGATCCTGCTTGGAGTGCTCCCACTCCATGTGCGAGACCTTGCCACCCTTCTTGAGGTTGGGAGTGGCTTGCGATCCGGTGAACTTGAGGAATGCCGGGGAGTTCACGTTGGGCATGGGGGCCTGCGCGGCAGGCACGATGCCACCATAGTCGTAGTGCTTTGCCTTGGCGCGGCTGGGCTTGGACAGGTTTTGATCGTGCTTTTCAGTCGCGATCTGCTGCTTGGTCGAGGGCGCCTTCTTGCCAGCCTCGTCCTCCTGCGGACCATAGTGGACGTTGCCACCATCCTTGTGATGCGCGCGGCCGCCCTTCTTCATGGGGGGCATGCCGGGAGCAGCGGGACGGGGCATGGCCATTGGCGTGGGGGCAGGCATGCCCCGAGCGGGCATCGCGGGCATCCCCTTGGCGAATGGAATGCCCTTCGTTGCGGCAGCCTTCGCCTTCAGGATGGCCAGCATGCGAGGATCGGGACCAGCGCCTGCGGCGGGGGGCATGCCCGGGCCACCGAAAGCGCGCTTGGCGCGGCCACCAGATTTGAGGCCATGCATCATGGCGTCCATGTATGGCTTGATCATGCCGCCAGTCATTCCGCCACCCATGTCGCGGTGTGCGCGACCGCCCGTCTTCAGGGCGCCAACGTGCTTCTTGCCGGGGCGTTCGGCGTTCGCTTCCTTCTGGTCGCGGTTCATGAGGCTGTCAGCCGTCAGGGCGCGGCCACCGGACTTGCGGGGCTTGCGACCAGCGTGGACGTGGCCCTTGGCGCCCGTAACCTTGCCGCCCTTCTTGAACTGGCGCTGGGAGATGGGACGCATGCCCGTCTGCGCGTCGGCGTTCAGGGGCTCGGCGGGCGTCCAGTCTGAGCTGTCCACCTTCTGATCTGTTTCACCGGCGAGGCGCTTGGCCTTGCCCTTCATGGCCTCGCGGGCCTTGTGCGCCATGCTGTACATGCTTTTCTCCTCGGAGTTCCGGCGTCCCGGTTGCCACTGTGGCGTTAGTGAGTATACACTGAAACGGTATTCATTAAACGCCCCCTCATGGAGATCTATTATGGCCGTTGTTCGCACGTTCCCCAGTGGCTTTAAAATCTGGGGAGGCAAGCTCACCAAGCAGGAAGAAGCCGATTTTTACCGCCGGATTAGCGGTGGACCGACGAAAGTTTTGCGTTCTAGCCCCCATTATCCTGACGCCCAACCAATGGCGCCAACAGTGCAGCGCCAATTGCCGGAAGAACCGCCCCGTTCTTGAGCGCAGTTTCAAGCCGATCAATCCAACCCGGGCCTTCGCCAATGATACGGCGTGAGCGTTGGATGTCATCGCGAGTGGCGCCCCACTTGTTTGCCCACTCTTCGTCTCGGGCAAGGTTATTGAGCGCCTTTTGCGGGATATCTGCATTAAGGTTGAAAGCCTGACGAATGCCGGGTGTTTGATTGACTTGTTTGAGGAGAGCGCGAGTAGCGTCACCAGATCCCGGATTGGCAAATTCGTCTTCATAAGACAGATAGCCTGTATCGACACCGGGCTGTATTTTAACGCGCTGCGCGCCGGTAGAACCTTCAGGGCGGGCAAGTTCGATAGCCCTTTCAACTTGAGCCCGCGCGTCGCGGGAAAGCTCTGGGGCGCCGGGGTAGAAAGACGTGGCAGTGATGCCTTGGCCGGTATCAACAATGTCGTTTAGCCCGTGAGGTGCGAGACCTTCACGCATTTTAACTAATTCATCAACGGTTGCGGGTCGATCCATTGGCAAGAAATAGCTATTGGAAAGTTTAGGTGCTCCGCCAGCCCACGGCTTATGCCAAGCACCAGCATTTTGCGCGTCAATGTAGGCGCGCGTAGCTTCGCCAGCATTCAGCAATGAACGGTCAGCAGGAGCAACGCTTTTTGCTTCGCCAGATTGGAAAGCAACCAATGGACGAGCCACTTCACCCGGATTGGTTTCAAGAACACCAGAAGGTGTAGTGTACATGCCTTGCATTTGATTTGTCGGGCGAACACGCATTGATACGCCAGTTCCGGGGATTCCTAGGCCGGAATAAATCGCGTCTCGATTGCCGGGAGCGAATGCCCAAGAACTGCGAGGATCTGCGGCAAAAGCATTGCGTTCTTCCTGCGAGGCACCAACAGAGCCGGGTAGATGCTGTGTCACGGAACCCGGCTGCGCTTCATGCGTGGCAAAAGCAGTGTGCTTGTCGAAAGCATCGCCAATCGTGCTATTAGCATCTTGGAACGCATCCTCATAGGCAAGTTCTCTGGCCCGCTGAGATGCAAAGTTAGTAGCATCTTCGCCCTGCATTCCATTGGCCTTAGCAAGCGCAAGCTGCTCAGTCATACGCCGATCCAAAATAGCTGGGCGCTGATCAAGGATGTCGAGGGCCTTCTGCCGGACCCAAGGGGCAGCCTGAAGCTGCTCTCCAGTCCAGTTAGAACGACCAGCCAGATTGGCTTTGTTTGCGCGGTCAACAGCCAGCGCAGTCTCATAATCCAAGAACGAATGTTGAGTTCCGGTTAATGCAGCGCGTTGGGCATCGCCACCAGCTTCGGTGTAATTAAAATTTCGCGCATGGCGGAAATCATTCACTCCAGTTGCGCCGGGCTGTGTAAACTGATCTGGATTAATGAGACGTGCATATTCACCCGTCTTTTTTCCAAGCTGCATTTCATTGGGATCTTGCATCTCAATGGCGCGATTATGGGCTTCAAATTGCGCAGGACGCGCAGCTTTTACTGGCATGCCAGCGATTGAAGCGTTGTTTTCCTTGAGAGCGAACGCTAGCTCACTTTGCGGGCTTACGCCAGCCGACCATTGTCCTTCTTGCGCAGCCATCCACGCATTGGCTGTAGGATCTCCACCAGTGACAGAATTGACCGCAGCACGATAACGATCATACCAATCGCCGCCACGAGGATCCGCGCCAATGTAAGTATCGAAATTTTTGCGCAACTGATTAAGTTGGCGCTTATTTTCGATGTCGCGCGGACCTCCCACGAAACCGCTATTAGGATTGCCAGCTTCCGTGGGAATTAAATGCTGCTCTCTGCGAGCAATTTCAATTGCATCATCAACAGGAAGGTCACGGATGCTGGGGAGATCTGTTGCTTTAGTGATTTTACCACGCATTCCGGGGATCGCTGCCATAGCAGCATAAGGAGATGCTTCTGAAACAGTTTGACTGGTCTTACCAAGAATTGTTGCAAGTTCAGGAGCGGCCTTCAATGCTCCAACGTGAGTGGGATCCATGACACCGGCAACAGCTCCAAAGCGACTGCCAATTTCTGGGTTTCCCGTCAATTCAGTAGCGGCTTGTTCTCCAGACTTAATTGCGCCGGTAAGTGGAGCAGCAAACATTCCGCTAACACCAAGGCCATACTGAAGAGGACCACTTACGTTGTAGAGCGGACCTTTGTCGCTAACGGTATTTTCCAAACCTTGGCGAGCATATTCATTGGCGCTTTGAAGAGCTTCATTAACATTGCCAATGTAATTTTCAGTTCCTTTGCGAAGAGGCTCACCAATTGCGGCGCCAGCCTTTCCAGCTCCGATGCTGGCTTCCTCAATGGCTTTATATCCGGGGACATCGCGATAATCAGTGTTGTCGCCATAGGCCACGTTGCCCATCGGATCAACATAACTACCATCACTGCCATCAAAGTGGCGCCGGAGAACATGCAGCGCATGGTCAATGATGTGGCGATGCGTCATGTTCTTGTCTCCATTCGTTTCGCCACCACCAGCCCGCCCCTCACGGTGAAAGCGCGTCGCGCCGATGTCGGTGTAGTCGGGAAATTTATTTGCCCAACTGGGGGTGTTGCGGCCCAACGCATACTGCGAGCCCGGCCCCCAGAAATAGGTAGCGCCGCCCGTGTTATCTTCGCCCTGCAAGGCAGCATCGAGCGCCCCTGCAGCGGCCTGATAACGATCAGAGTCAGGCTTGATCTTGAGCGGATAGTTCGCCAAAGACTTGTTGCTCCACGGCTCAAACTGGTTCTTGCTGAACAAGACGTGCTCGGGCGTCGGCCCAAAGCGGCCCGAGTTAATCCGGTTCATGATTACATTGGCGATGCCCTGAGACTCCTCGGGATTGCCGCTGCTCTCGGCCGCAATCGTGCGGATGATGTAATCTGTCTGCTGAGGCGTCAGGTCCGTCATGCCGGGCTGCGGCGCGGCGCGGCCAGTCAGCTTAGGAGCAGCGGTCATGGCAGTGTCGATGGCGGTCTGATCAGGAGCAGCAGGGGCTAAGTCGGTATACGCAAGAGGCTGGCCAGACGCTGGGGCCGCTTGGGCGGCGCTGAACAAGTACGGCTTGTCGGGCGCGCTGAATGGAATATCGACGTCAGGCGCAGGCGCTGGAGCAGGCGCCGCAATGGAGACCGGCGCGGGCGCACGGCGCGTGGGGATCGACCCCGTCACATCATCGTCGGGGGCCGCCGCTTGCTTGGCCAAGGCCAGTGCCGCCTTGTCGGCCTTGAAAAAGTCGGACGCTATTTCGGGGTTGCCCCAGTCGCCGGGCGACGGCGCGTTTCCGGTGGACATAATGTCGGGGCCGGAGAACAGGTTACTCAAGCTGTCGAGGAAGCCGCCCTCGTCAAAATGTTGACGAAGCAAATGAAGGGCGGCCGCAACATGGCCGCCGTCTGCGAAATTGAACCGCGCTCCACCGCGAATATGTTTTTCAGGCGTGCCGGGCGTCATGCCCGCTTCCGCAAACCAATTCCCTGTGGGGTGCCCGGTGGGACCAATGGGGCTGGAGTATTGGGCGCCATAAGACGGCAGGCCCTTGTCGCCCATGCGGCTGGCGCTAAGTGCGATTTGACTGTTGTCATCAAGTTGTTTGGCAAGCCGAATGGCGTTCATGGCGTGTTCGGCCGTGTCGCCCGCTTGCCCAGTGTGGGACAGCGTCGCACTTAATTTGTCAGGAAGCTGCGCTGTAAAGCGCCCACCGGCAGTGGGGATGCCCTCATCCTGACCCCCGAGGATAGCACCAGCACTGAACGGGCCAAGCGAACTATTAGTCGAATAAGATGCCGAGCGTTCTTCAGGAATAACCTCGCCACTGCCAGTCAGAAAGCTGTCGTCATCCATCTCACTGCTCCGTCAGGGGCTGCTCGTTTGCCTCAAGGCGCTGGATCATGCCGGGGTCGAGGATGCTATTGGCAATCGGCACGCCCTGCGGATTGGCAGCAAGATCCTCGGCCAGCTTCACAGCCGCCAGACGCTCGCGGCTCTCGCGATCGCGCTTGCGGTTGATGGCGTCCATCATGTTGTCCTGCTGCTTGTCACGCAGCTCTTGCTGCTTGAGTTGCAAGTCAGTCATCTTGATCTGGTCTTCAATGGTCGGCGCCTGTGGGCCTGCCGGCGCCTTGCCATCCGCCTGCACTTGAGCGCCAACCTGCTGGACCTTGGCCTGCGCCACCATTGTCTTGGCGTCGGCCTCCTGCTTCTTCACCTGCACCATTGCCTTGGCATACTCGACCTCTGGCGGGGGTTTCTGCTGCAGGGATGCGGGCGGCACCATGAATTGCTGCGGGTTGCTCCAACCCATCGCCTGCAGGGCGGCAGTGTCAATGGCGATCGGATCGTAAAGGCTGGGGTTGCCCTGCTGGAGCTGCTTCAGGCCCATGATCTTCATCACGCGCTGCGTCTGGCTGGCAGTGTTCGGATCGGCCTGCGGGACGAGATCGCAGTTGTTGATGGCGTTGAGGAACGTCGCCTCATCCCACTGATAGGCGGGCTTCTTGTTGCGCTGCCAGAAGCTGTCGGGGTTCTCGCGGAAGCAGCGCACCAGAAGTTGAAATTCCTCGGCCTGCGCCGCGTGCATGCGCTTGTGGACGGCATTCAGCACCTTGGTGGCCTGATCAATCATGGCCAGCGTCGTGCCCACCGGCGCGTCTGCCCTGCCCTCGCCCACCTGCTGCTCGGACGTGCCGCCAATGCGCATGCCGGTCGTCGCCATGTTCTCGACGAGCGCCATGAGCGCCTGACCCGGCTCCTTGTATGGCAGGGGCATAATGGCGTCGCGGATGGGCATCCCGCCCGTCTTGATCAAGGCCCCGCCGCCCGGGGGCACTCGGAACATATTGGTGTTCTGGCGGGCGCCGCTGTCGGCATAGAGGAAGCCGGGGAAGTTGGCGTACATGCCGGCGTCGAGCATCTCGCGCCATGCGGCCGTGATGGCGTTGGTGGTATTGCCAAGGATATGTAGCAGCCCAATGTCGTAGAAGCCGAGGCCGGGCACGAAGGTGTACTTCACGAAGTTCGTGCGCGCCTCAGGCAAATCGGCATCGTCCTCGTCGTAATTGCGGACGATGGACAGGATCTCGCGAGACGACAGGTCGATGGTCACGCGATATGGGATCTCAAGACCGCTTTCCTTGCCCTTGTACTTGTGCTCGAAGCCTGGCAGATCGAGTTCGCAGTAGCACTCGTAGATCTCGCGATCGCGGTCCTCGGGGCGGAATGTGCTTGCCGAGATCCCCTGCACCGAGCGTTCCTCGCGCTGGGCGGAGTCCAGATCTTGCTCCTTGGCCATTGGCAGGTCGATGTCGCGGTAGACGCCAAGGATCTGCAGGCGCCGCACGGTCGAGGCCCGCATCATTGAGCGGTGCGTGATCCGCTTGGCATTGCGCAGGTCGGTCGCTGCATTGTTCACGATCAGGTCGTCGGCGTCCACGCTCTCGGACACCGGGCGGCCACGGAGCGGGCAGAAGTAAACCTTCTTGAAGCTGGTGCCACCAAAGCCGAGCATGAGCAGCATGCGATCGGTGTCAGGATAATATTCCGTGGCGGTCGATGTCAGGTAGTGATTGAGATCAAGCTCCAGCGCATCGGCGAGCCGGTCTTCGGACAGCGAGCCATTGTTGTTGTCATCGCGGATCTTCACCGGCCCATCGGTCGGGAGCAGCTCGGAGCGGGCATTGGCCTGAAAGCGGAGGACGGCCTCCAGCAGCAGCGGGTGGCGGACACGGCTCATGCCCTCAATCGGGGCGCCGTCCGTCGAGCCACCAAGGCCGGGGATCTCGATCTTGAGGCCGAGCAGCTTGATGCCCGTGGCCCGGCCCTCAATCCATTCCTTACGGCTCTCAAGGTCGTCGCTGATGCCGCGCAGCAGCTCGTCGGCCACCTGACCTAGCGTGCCTTGGTCGATGTCCTCGACGAGGTTGTCAAACCAACCGCCCTTCTTCTTGTCGGGCTGATCGACGAGGCTCTTGCCATCAAGGCTGATCGTGACCGAGCCGTCGTCGTGCTCAATGCGCAAGATGGCGTCGTCGTCATTGGCGGGCTGGATGTCTGGGCCGTTTTCCTCGATGACGACGTCAGGCGCCCGCGTCTCCAAGCCGGGGAGGCGGATGTTCGGGTTCACTAGGCCGGGCATCGGAGGCATATTCAGCCCTCTTTCGACAACAACAGAGAGATCTCCTCGTCAAATCGACGGAGGCCTTCTTGAGCCGCCAATGTATCAGACATGGCGTTGATCGTATAGACACGGACGTAGTCGTTGGGCTCGCGGCCCCAAACCTCGACCTTGAAGGATCCCATGCCCACCGGTGTGGCGGGGCGGATGACGTCTACGGTGGCGCTGCAGGGGATCACTTCTGCTCTCCAAAC